GCGTGTGAGTGTTGAGTCGATGAGACTGGTCTTTGACGACCGGTTCTCTTGGAGGTTGGTTAGAAACTGGTTCATAGGGTGTCCTTTTGATTGTGTTGGGACGGGGTGCCTACTTCGTAACCGGTGGAGGTTGCCGCGATGCGGGGTGCTCGACTCGATTCGGTGGGGTGCCGGATATTTTGATACTAGTCGGCGCGTGAGACGCTTGCGAGTATTTCTTCGGCGAGTTTTCGGTTTGGTGTTGGATCCGTCATGTCGTCCGTTGAGTCGTCGTCATTTTCCTCGACGTCCTCGATCTCATCTTCGGCGGCGTAGAGCGCGGCCATTTGTTGCTCTGCTTGGAGTTGTCCTTTGTGGCATCCCATAATCTCGCCGTCCTCGTCTTTGACGACGGCGTAGCCGTTACAAGCCGAGAGTCCGGTTGTGATGGTGTACGGCATGATCTAATCGTTCGGTAGAAGGACTGTGACCGTCTCGGTGCCGGTGGCGACGATTGCGTAGATGGTTTCGTTCTGTGGGACTTTTACGGCGAGATAGCCGTCATCTTTTTCAAGGAGGAATCCGTTGGATGTTGTCACGGTCGACCCGCCGAGATAGACGGAGGTGTTACTAAGTGCGTGGATGTAGACCTCGCGGTTGACGTTGTCGGCGGCTACGAGAAGAGTGGCCGTTGTTGTGACTGATGTTTGTGTTGATCTCATTTTTTGATTTCCTTAAGTAGTTCGACAATCGCGTCGAGGTTCGGGGTTTCTGATTCTTGCCGGACGCCGACAACTTGGGCGGCGTGGCCGTATGCGCCGAAAGTTACGAGGGACACTTCGGCGAGGTGTGCGGCGATTCGTTCAACGACGCCGTCTTTGCGTCGATTGTCCTTTAGTGGTTGGAATCCGATACTAAGTTCGGATAGTGCTCCGTCGCGCACGAGTTCCAAGATGTCGTCCGAGCGGTTGCCTTTTGAAACTCTGAACTCTCCATAGAGGCCGTTCGTATCTTCCCGGAGCAAAGTGGCGCGACCAATCGGTAGGGCTTGGGAGTCATGACCGACGAGAAGTTTGACGCGGTGAGCGTTTGGGATGACGCGTGAGAACGCGCCGGCCTTGAACACTTCGACGAGGTTTGAGTTGATTCTTTGTTCGACGTTGTACGGGACACATATTCCGCATATGGTCCGGCCGTCTCCGGTCGTTCTGATTTCTAGGTCGGTTTCATAGGCGCGGGTTTCGATCATGTCATTTCCTCCATGTCGGTCGGGGTGTTGTATGGCTCTCGGTTTTCGAGATTTCGGACTTCGTCAACTGTTAGGAAGCCAGAGTCGAGGGCGAGTTTGTGGGCTTGGTATCGGGTGAGGGTGTCGACGCGGAGTAGTGAGTCGAAGGAGAATTCGGCGGTTTGGCCTCGTGGGATGTAGTCGGTGAATGTGGCCTCGATGCGGGCGGTGAGTGGCGCGAGAGATGTCTTGATGTATTCGATGCCTTGTAGTTCGGTGTTTGTGTAGGTCCGAGACGTGTTTGGGGCTCCGATGAAGTTGCCGGGGATGCCGACGATGTTGGCGGCGTCGGCGATGGCTTGGTTTCGTGCTTCTACAAGTTGTGAGTCTGACGCATTGGCGGTCAATGGTTCGACGGTCGTTGTGGAGTTCATAACGGCGGGACGGCGTGAACGGCCGGAGTAGTGCTCCATCCATTTCAATTTTAGGAGATCGGCTTCGTCCTCGGTGAGGTCCGGGTTCGCTGACTTGATGACATACGAGGGCATAGTTCCGCCGTCGAAGTATCTGGCGGCGTATTCCATAACCGCTACCGCGGCGGCGATGCCTTGGCGTTGTGCGGCGATGATTCCGATTCCGGCGACGTCTCCCGGCATTGAGAAGCCTTTGACGTGAAAGATCTCGGAGGCTTGATAGTCAACTTGGTCAATGGTGAAAACTTTGTTTCCGTTGATCTTGTGGATCATGACTCTCTCGGGTGAGACCGGATAGATAGATTCCGGGTATCCAGTTGGTCCTAGTTCGCCAAGGATGGCGACGTAGTTTCCGTGGAGGATTAGCGCGGCGACCATTGCCGAGATGGTTTCGACTCGAGTTTCGAGTGGGTTCGGACGCTCGAGGAGTCGGGGTGTTGGTTCGATTCTTTGGTTGTGCCGGTATGCATACAACGGCAAGACGCCAATCGAGTCCGAGATCATTGTTGTCGCCCGCCAGATAGCCGGGACTGACAATGTGGTTTCGGTGTCTACCGGGACGCCGGCGTAGGTGTCGAGAATAGTTCGGGAGATGCGTCCTTGACTGTCGACATACGCGCCGCGCTTTTGACTTGGTTTTGTGAGGAGACGGTTGAGCATTCTATGACCTTTCGGCGGCAATGCCGAAGATGACGAGCGCGACTCCGGCGAAGCCGAGGCCGAGAGGCGGTGAGACGAGCGTGAGGGCCATGGCGACAATGATAGTCCCTAGACCTTGGAGGATTGTGGGTAGGTGTTTCATTAGTAGATGCGGCTCCTTGAAGTGTCGGTTGGTGTTCGGTTGGTTGCGTGATGATAGGCCAAGGTCGCGGCGAATAGTGGCGTCAAGTCGGCGGCGTCAACTGTACGGCTCCAGAGATAGCCGCTTGACATTTGTTTCCGCTTGGCCGAGGCAATGGCGGACTCGAGTGAGGCGTTTGGTCTGATTCGAATGGCGTCGTCTAGGACGGCGTCGTAGAAGAGTCCACAAGCGGACGTCATGTCTCGAAGTGTGTATCGGGTGACGGGTACGCCGCCGGTCTCGAGACGGTCGACGAGACTATTGGCGGGTGAGTATCCGTCGACAACGATTGAGCCTTTGTGTTCGCGCCATAGTTTCAAGATGCGATCTACTACCCATGAGACGCTCTCGCGGTGTTCGATGAGTTCGACGCGCCCGGTCTCGTCGGCGACACATATCGAGGCATAGGACCGATCCATGGCCACGTCTATCCCGAAGGACAGGCGACCGGATGGCGCGGTTTTGTCGTCTAATACTTTGAGGACGTACTTGGCGGGAATTGCCGCATCGTCGAGGACGGTCCATTGGCATAGGTACGCCCGTCGGAATTCTCCTTCGGTCATTGTGGCTCGAGCGTGTGCGACTACCTTTTCGTCAATTGTGAATCCCATGGCGGGGATTGTGCGTTTCCAGACTTTCGGGTCGTCAATGTCGTCGTCGTTGTCGGCCGAGAATTCGAAGTACGCGACGCCGGTTTCTACGCCGGAGTCGACCATCTGGCGACCCTTTTCGACTTTACGTTTGAGATAGAGGGACGCTTGGGTTCCGGCGGTTGAGATGACGATGAGTTGGGCGTCGCGCTTGGTTGCCATTGCTGGCAGAAGTGACGCCTCGCGCCGATCATCTTCGTCGGCGAACGCTTCGTCAATGATCCCGAAGTCAATGACGCGGCCGTGACCGGCGGCCGGGCTTGATGGCATGACGTCAATACGAGATCCGTTCTTGAAGTGGATGGCTTCGGCTCCCGCTCCGCGATAGACGCGCTTCAGGCTCGCCGAGAGTTTTGAGTTTTCGATCGCGGGGACTTGGTCGTCGATTAGTTTTCGCCGCGCATCCCATCCGGTTTGAGCGGTGTAGCCGATTGTCTGTTGACGTCCCCATAGGAGCGCACGTTGAACCTCGAGAGAGAGACAGAGGGTTGTCTTGCCGCATTGTCTCGGGACGAGGACGTTGATCTCTCGATAGGCCGGGACCATGAGGCCGGTGTTTTCGTCTAGGACCATTTCGAGGGCTATGTCGGCGATGTCTCTTTGCCATTTCATGAATGGCGTCCCAAGTAGTTCGGCTACCTTGGCAACTTCATTTCCGCGGGTTGGTCGTTTTTTGTTTCTTTTCGTTGCCCATCTCGGCCGTGATGTCGGCGAGGAGTTTGTCGAACGGGTCGCCATGTGCTTCGGTTTCCTTTCGTAGTGCTTGTTCTGCTAGTCGATATTCTCGCCAGACGACCGGATTGTCCGGTTCGGCGTCTGCCAAGGATGCAAGGCTCCGAACAATCTGGACTCGGGCGGCGTCTACTTCTGAGATGAGACCGTCGTCTCGGAGTGCTTTGATCGTGGTTTCGGTCGCTTCGCGGTTTTGGCCGTGGTTTGACTTTGGCTTGATTGTTTCCGATTCTTTTGGTTTCGTTGATTTCGTTGGC